CGCGCCACCGTCTCCGTAAAAATCGCGTACTCGCGGTCCACCTCGTCCTGCATGTCGGACTTGGCTCCGTCCGCGAGGGGCTCGTGGGGGTTGCCATCGACCTTCTTCTCGCCCGCGAACACGTAGCTGTACTTCACGCCCACTTGCTCATCGAACCCGGACTGGTCCACATGCAGCGCGTAGACGCCGACCGATCCCACGGCGCCGGTCCGCGTCACGAACACGCGGCTGGCGGCGCTCGCAATGGCGTATGCCGCCGAGAGCGCGATGTCGTTGGCCGCCGCGTAAATCGGCTTCTGGTCGCGAACAGCGTAGATGAAATCGGAGAGCTCGAAGCAGCCCGTGGTTTCGCCGCCCGGCGAATCGATATCCAGCAGGATGGCGCGCACGCCGGCATCGCCGACGGCACTCGCCACCTGGCGCTGGATCTGCTCATAGGAACTCGTCCCGCTCCACGCGGACATGAACGATTCCTTCTTGAGCAGCACGCCCTGAACGGGAATCACCGCAATCCCGTCTACGACCGCGTAATCCTTGTCCTCTCCCGCGTCGCCATAGCGGGCCATCAGCGTGGCCGTGGCATCCATCGGCACGCGGGTGACCAGGACGGCATCCGGATCGATCCCCAGCCGCGGGCCCAAAGCCCTGATCATCACCTCCAATTTCGGCGGGTGAATCATCAACGGGCAGTTCAGAAACCGCGAGGCGACATGCGTCAGATTCTTCACGGTGCCTCCACCTTCTCGCCCGACCCGGTGGGTGGGTTCTTTTCGATCTCCTCCTCGGTAAGGCCGGCGTTCCGGCCCGTCAGCACCTTGCGGCCGTCCGAATCGTAGGAGAGTCCCATCTTGTCGGCCCGCTCGTTATCGGTCTGCTGCTGCTGGTCGATCACAGCGGAGTCGTAGCCCTGCTCCGCGCATTCAATCGAGCGGCTGGAGAGACCGTCGCGGATCGCGCGCTCGGCCGATTTCATATCCTTCTCCGGATCGACCCACGGCCATCCCGGAGTAACCCACTGCACCTCCTCGAACGGTTCCGGATCCTGGTCGTAGGCCGTCAGCACCTCGACGCCAAAGACCAGCGCGAGCATGGCTTCCTGCAGCCACCGCCGGTAAATCGGATGGCACACCTGAAAGATGAAGACCGCATGCTGGAACTGCTCGCATTTCCGCCGCATCTCCAGAAGGCCAGCGCGGATCGAGGAGTAATTGATCTGCGAGAGATCGCCCGAGATCTGGTATTCGGCCAGGCCGGCGCCGCTCGCGAAGGCCTGCAGGCACGAGCGCACGAAGCCCTTGTATTCGCCGTTATCCTTGACTTCCGCAAATTGGATCTCTTCGCCGAAGCCCAGAACCGGAAAGGTGCCGGGTTCGAGCTTGCTGATCTGGACGCCCGGGTCCGTTTGGCCCTGCCCGTTCATCGTGCTGTCGGGCGGGATGATCGGATTGTCTGGGCTCACCTGCTTGATGAAGCCCGTGATCATTGACGAGATCTTCTTGCGTACAATCTCAGCGTCGGTATATTGCTCCAGCTCGTAGAGCTTGGCGAGCACGTTGGTCAGCCACGGCTGGCCGCGGAATTGACCGGCGCGAATCGGCTTATAGACGTGCAGCACGTCGGTGGCGGGCACCCGTTCGGTCGACAGCGCCTCGAGCGGGTAGAACATCGTTTCACCCGGGTGCGCTTTCCAGAAGTGGTACGCCGCGCGCCGGCCATCGGGCCGGAACTCGATACCGAACCGCACGCGGTTACTGTCGGGCACCTCGGGCGTCGGCTGGTTGCGCCAGATGGGCAACTGCTCGGCTTCGATCAACTGCAATTGCAGCGGGACCGTCAGCCCTTCCTTCGACGGGCGCGGCCGGAAGCGCACGAAGACCTCGCCAGCCTCCATGCACTCGCGCGCCAGGATCATCTGCTGGCCGTAGAAGTCTGTCTGCCCCGAAGCCGGGTTCTTCGGATCGTACTCGACGTCCGACTCGCGGACCCACCGGTTCCACTTCCGGGTGATCAGCGTACGGATCTGCTCGTCGGGATGGTGCGACACGAGACGGATGCCCTTCCCGATCGCGTTGGCGACGTAGGAGTCCACGGCGGCGCCGGCCCACGCGCTGTTCCGGACGGCATCCCGGTTCCTGGTGAGCAGCTCCAGGCCATGCGAGAACAGCAGTGTGTTGATGCCGAGGTAACTGGGATTCCAGCCATGACCGCGGCGGCCCCTGCCGGCAGCGTCAAAGGGCGCGGTGCCCATCGCCTGCCGCAGCGGCGGCGGCGCAATGGTCATGCTCGCTGCTCTGCGCACCAGGTTCATTTCTGCGGCTCCCGCTCAACCGAAATCAGCATTCCCAGCCACACCGCCAGGCCGCCCCCGAGAATCGGTCCCAAAGGCCGGTAGATCATCCAGACGCCCCACACCACGGCGGCCGTCCCGCCGAAGAACAATACCTTTTCGAGCACCGCCGGAGTTTGAGCGCGACACGCCTTCACGAACTGGCTTCCCGCACGCCGCATTGCAGGAGGTACTCGCGGCCGGAATCGCCTGGGGCCTAACGTCCGGTCAAGCTCGGCTGCCAGCGCCGCGTACGGGTTATCGCGTTCCATCTAACTGCCCCACCCACTGCGGGTATAGATCTGCACCAGCCGCACTGCCGGCGGCCCAGTCTGCTGCGCAATGTCATTCAGGATCAGTGCCCGCAACTTGATGTAATCGTCGACCGAATCGAACTCGAAGTCGCGGTCCTGAAATCGAATACGCCGGGCACCCTGCTTGCGCGCCGCGTCGAGAGCATCGAGATCGGTCTGCGTGAATGGCATAATATATGGGGCTTATCCAATGAAGCCGGATCGGTTTCTCTGTCAAGAGGAAGGAGGACTAAAACAAGATGCTTTCCCCCGATGAATTCAGGCGCATTTCTGAACAAGCCCAACAACGCCTTAAACAAGAGCAACTTCAGGCAGAAAAAGCGAAGGACCAGGAAGAGAGACGCCGAATATTGAAGAAGGAGGAGGAAGACAACGCTATGGCAGACGCTGTCATCGCAGACCTTCCCCAAAGAGTCAAGGAGGCGGCGTCGCATGGGCTTTGGTCTCTCCATGTCATAGAGATTGAAGACCGTGATTTGTTGTACGATCCCAACGAGAGAAACCGCAAATGGTATTCTGCAGAGTTGAAGAAAATCTCCTCCCGTTTCCTGGGCATTGGATTTGATCGAGGTATGCGCGATCTTGAGCGCAGGTCCAGGGAATACAAATATGAACCTGACTGCTTACGGCCACATCATCGCAAAATATATGACTGGTGTGAACGATCTGGCTTTAAGACTGAATTCAGAACTAGCATTTTTCATCGTGACTGGCCTTGTACATCTGCCCGGATCCAAATAAGTTGGTGACAACTCGGTCTGCTTCTTAGCGAGCTCGCTACTGGGCACCTGCCGACTGACCGACTGATGTGTTCCAGCGGAACGGGTTCCCAAAAATTAGATCTCCAACTTGAAACGAATCTGATTGTGGGCGCTCTGGCCCAATTTTGGTCGCTGGGGCTGCCGTTTTTCGGCCGGCTGGACCGAAGGCGTCGCGACATGTCGCTCATAAGCCACCCAGTGTTTCTCCTGAAACCGATCGATTCCAATGCGGCTCGCGGCAGCCCGCGCGTATACCCGGCAATCGAGCGCCTCGTTGCGCTCGCGCATCTTCTGCCATTCGTGGACTCGGTAGCCTTTCTTGATGCTCGTGACCAGTTGCTCGGCGGTGATCTGCTTGAAGTACTCCTCGCTGTACCGGGGAAAGTGGCAGTAGCCGGCGGGAAAGAGTATGCCCTTCTCCAGGTCCTCGTCGGTGGGCCGCGCCAGGTGCAGCCACCGGTAAAGTTCTTCCTTCGCCATGGACGAGTTCACGAGCCAGCGGCGGGCGCCGCCCTTGATTCGCCTGCCTGCGGGACCGACATCGACCGGCGAGGGCGCACCGAGCAGCCCGGGCGGGTGCGAATCGCCTTTGACCGCCAGCACGCGGTTTCCCTTGCGGCGCGCCCACTGGTGAACCTCGTTGGTGGCGAAGCCCGAGTCCACCGCGATCTGCATGATGGGCAGCTCGTGGCCGTCAGCGGTGGTAAACGTCTCGTCCAAAAGCCCAGTGAGTTGATCCCACACCTGCGGGCGCGATGTATCGCCATCGATCACCCGGTAGTCGATGGACCAGGACTCCTTGCCGCGGCCCCAAGCCACGATTTCAAGCTCGAGGCGGTCCTTCTGAACGTCCACGCCCGCCGTGAGGAACAACCCGCCAAGCGGCACAATGCCAATCTTGTACTGCTCGCGCCTGTCGTAGAGGATCTTCCAGTCGGGTGCTTCGCCTTGCAGCGCCCACGTCTCTCCCTGGACGGTATTGACGAAGACCTGGAGCAGCAGGGGGTTCTTTTGGGCCTGATCAAACTGCTTGGCCGCATCGCCCCAGGAGAACCAACCGACCGGCGAGTACATACTGGAAAGGTGAAAGCCGGCGGTCTTGCCATCCCAGCTCTCGCCCGGATTCGATCGCCATTGGCCGCGCGCCAGCATCCACTGCTTCTGGTAGTTCTGGAGCTCCTGCTGGCAGTGCACACAGACATAGACCGCCTTGTCCGGTTCACCCTTCGGCCACCGGAGCTGCGCAAACTCCAGCACCTGGTACTCGCGGCATATCGGGCAGGGGACAAAGTACCGCCGCCGGTCGCTCTCCTCGAACGCCGCCTCGATGCGACTCATGCCGGTGATCTTGGGAGTCGAAACCAAGAAGATCTTGCGCCGGGCGAAGGTGCGCGTGCGCGCGAAGGCGAGGTTGATCGGGTCGCCCTCGCCATCCACATCGCCGGGATAGCCGTCGATCTCGTCGAGGAACAGGTACCGCGCCGCCATCGAGCGGAGGCCCACCGCGCTGTTCGCGCCCGTCATCACCAGCACGCCGCCGGGAAATTCCTTCGAGAGCATGGTGTTGCCGGAATCGCGCGACCGCGGATCGCTGACCAGCGCATTCAGCACTCCGGACTCCTCGATCAGTGGGTCGATGCGCTGCTTCGAGTTGCGCTTGGCCATCTCGACGGTCGGCTGGACCGCCATCATGGGGCCCGGCGCCTGGTGGATCACATAGCCGATCCAGTTGTTGCCACATTCGGTTCCACCGATTTGAGCCCCTTTCATGAACACCACGCGTTCGACGGGCGACGAGGGCGACAGGCAATCCATGATCTCGCGCAGGTAGGGCGTACGGTCGGTGCGCCACGGCCCTGGCTCGGCCGAAGCGCGCTGCGACAATGTCCGGTATTTGTCCGCCCATGCCGAGATCGTCAGCGTGGTATCCGGGCGCATGCCCGCGAACGCCGCCGCGTTATAGATCGCCTCAGCCGTTAGTAGCGCCATGATCAGCGAACTCATTGAGTGACTTTCGGATTTCCTCGGACAGAATTTGGTAGACCTTGGCAGCCTCGCTCTCCGCAGCCAGGATCGCTGCCAGACGGTCCGGGAGGTTTAGCAGATGATCGCGGAACTGCCGAAACAAATTGAATGCACCGACCTTGACCTCGTCGGCGCGGATCAGCGTGCCCGTCTTCTCCTCGAATTCCAGCTTGGCGAGCCGGGCCTGGTAGTGCTCGCGCACGGCGCGCGCCTTGGCGTACTGCGACGCGCCAAAGATCGAGACATCATCCTCCTCCTGCCCACGGTTAGCGACGGGCGGGGCGTGCCGCTTGGTGTTCTGATCCCACTCGAGATCTGCCTGTTCCGAATCGATGCGGCCGTCTGGCTGCGTGGAGATGCGCTCCGTTGCAATCGCCTTCTGCACCGCCGACAGGTAGACTCCACGATGGCGCGCGTAGGCCCGTTGGCTCAGGATCGCCATGTCTTCGCCTCGCGGCTAATCCTTGCAGAGCCAGTCACTTTAACCTTGCCTTCCGGGCGAACAAGAGTGATGAATCGTCATGCGCGGATCAACCGCCGAAAGGATAACCACCACGATGAAGAACGCAGAAGCTACCGCCCAGGCCGTAGAAAAAGTCATGAGCGCCACCAACCTCACTGCCAGCGCAGCCCTTGCGGAAGTCAGGAAGGCCGACGCCGCCGAAACCGCCGCCGTTGCGGAACAGGGCACCGTCGTTGCGCCCGCCAAGGCCGCCGCGAAGAAGGACGCCACCCAAAAGAAGAACGCGCCCCAAGCCAAGCAGGGCGCCAAGAAAGCCAGCCCCAAGGCCAAGGCCGCCAGGCCCGCGAAACAAGCCAAGGCCCCCAGCAAGAAGGCCGCCAAAGAGGCCGCCGTGCCGCGCGCATTCTCCAAGAAGGCCATCATCCTGGACCTCCTGCGCCGGAAGCAGGGCGCCACCATGGCCGAGATCGCCAAGGCCACCGACTGGCAAAACCACTCGATCCGAGGCTTCGTTTCCGGCACCCTGATGAAGAAGATGGACCTGCCGGTCGAGTCCTTCAAGAACGACGCTGGCGAGAGGACCTACCGATTAGCCAAGTAACAAGCCCTTCCCACCTGCTTCACCACCCACGCCGCCGGATTCAACGATCCGGCGGCGGTTCTGCTTTACGAAAGCTTGCCGCCAGGACGTTGATCTTCTCCTGGAGCAGCTCCTCGGTTAGCTTGCACTCGCGCGCGCGGACATAGGTTCCGTTGATCCTGGCGATGATCCGGTTCTCCAGTTCCGCGATTTCCTTACGAACTTCAGCCAGCAACGCCTTGTTCTGGAGGCTCACGTAGGTGGCTACCAGGCCGGAGACCAGTCCGACCAAAGGCATGATCACTTGCAGGACGGGATCATTCATCGTTGTTCACGCTCCAGAATTCTCAACTCGGCCGACCAGTCGGCCAACGCCATGCAGAGGCCCTCGACGTCCGTGTGCCGGCGCGCAACGACGCTTCGGCGGCGGCGATCTCGGCGCGGCATCGGTCCACGTTACGCTGCAACGGCGCTTCGCGCTCCGCCGACTTCGCTGTAACTTTTCCCGTCGGAGTCAAGCTTCACTTCTCGCCCGGTGAACGCCTGCCAGCGACGGACAATCAAGTCGCAGTACCTGGGCTCCAACTCGATCAGCCGTGCTTGCCGCCCGGACTTCTCGCAAGCGATCAGCGTCGTTCCCGACCCGCCGAAGACATCGAGAATCGTGTCGCGCGTCTTGCTGCTGTTCCGGATCGCGCGCTCGACCAACTCCACCGGTTTCGGCGTCGGATGGTCCCGGTTCGCCGCCGGCCGCTTGATGAACCAGATATCGCCCTGGTCCCGCGCGCCGCACCAGAAGTGATCCGTGCCCTTGCGCCAGCCATAGAGAATCGGTTCGTACTGCCGCTGGTAGTCCGACCTGCCCAAGGTGAAATGGTGCTTCGCCCAGATCACAAACGTGGACCAGTAGCCGCCGGCGTCCGTGAAGGCTTGGTGGAGCGTGTGCAACTCCGACGATGACATGCAGATGTAGACGGCACCCTTGGTGGCCGCCAGCACGTTCGCGCATGCATCGCGCAGAAATTCGTAGAACTTGCCGCCCAGAGCGTCGTTGCCGATCTTCAGCTTCCTGGCGGTCTTGCCCTCATAATCCACGTTGTATGGAGGATCGCAAAACGTCATGTCCGCCAGGCCGCCCGCCAGCACCTTCTCCACATCAGCCATTTGCGTGGCATCTCCGCACAGCAGCCGGTGTTCTCCCAGGATCCACACGTCGCCGGCCACCGTGACGACTTTCTCCTGCTCGTCCGGAACCGCATCCTCGTCGGTAAGCCCGTCGCGGGTTTCCTCCGGATCGCGGAGCAGCTCCTCCACCTCTTCGTCCGTAAAGCCAACCACATCGAGGTTGAAACTCTCCTCTTCGAGGGATTTCAATTCGACGCGCAGCATCTCCTCATCCCACCCGGCGTTCATCGCCAGCTTGTTGTCTGCGAGGACCAGGGCGCGGCGCTGCGTCTCTGATAGGTGGTCAAGCACGATCACCGGGACTTCGTCCATCCCGAGCTTGCGCGCCGCGGCCAGACGCGCGTGGCCGGCGATGATGGTGCCGTTGCCGCTCAACAGAATCGGGTTCGCCCACCCAAACTCGATGATGCTCGCAGCGATCTGCGCTACCTGCTCTTCCGAATGCGTCCTGGCATTCCTGCAATATGGAAGCAGACGGGTGACCGGCCAAATCTGAACGGCGAGATCGCGCAGGCGTTCCAGAAACTCCCGGCGCGGAATGGTGGTGGATGCCATATGTTCTGTTTCGGAAGGCGCTGGCGCCCCCGGAGGCAGGAGATCCTCCGGGAGCGCGGACGCCTACTACTGAGCTTTGGTCGCCATGTGAGCCTGCACGGCGCTCGTCACCGCGGTCTGATGGGCCGCGGGCAGCGCGTTGAAGGCCTGCAAGATGGTCGAAACGAGTTGGATGATAGTTGGCCCGGCAGTAAGAACGTTGCCAAGCAACTTGAAAATGTCGGTTATGTTCATTGCGGTTTCTCCTTTCCCTCCGGGCGCGGGCCGGTTGCCCATCGGGCATGGCCCGCAACCCAAAGGGCTCCCGTATGGGGAGCTTAGTCCGCCGCCGGCTTCGACGACGTCTGGGAAGGGGTCGAGGCACCGCCCGACGCCGTCACCATCACCGGCACCAGGGCCGCGATGGTCTGCGAGATGGCACTCGCCAGGGCACTCGCGATCACCGGCGTCAACGCCGTGAACAGATTCGCGACGTTGGCGGTGACAGCCTCGGCGCTCACGGCCTCGCCAGCTCCGGCCGCGGCGACGGCGCCCTTCGTGGTTTCGCTGGCCGCCGTGCCGGCGGGCGATACGGTCTGCTGGCCCTCGGTCGTGCCGACCTGGCCGGCCAGCACGATGCCGGCGTTAAGGGCGTGATCGATGGTCGCCGAGTTCTGCGCGCGCCGACTGGCCGTCTGCGCCATATCGAGCGAGATGGCTTCCCAGGCGCGGGCCCGCGCCAAGGTTTCACGCCGGCTGTCCAACTCCTCGTCGAACAGCAGCTTGATGTTTTCCGCACCACCCAGCAAGCTGGGCTGGTGGGTGACACTGGGGGAAAGATTCGGATTGGCGCCTTCCATACGGGACACTTCCTGTTTTCGCCCCGGCTTTGAGAATCACATCCACACGCCGCCGCCAAGACGTTTAGGCGGCGCGCGGAAGGCTAATCGATCTAGCGGTGTGCTTTTGGTCAAGAAGCTTTGCGTTTGGGCGCGTAGAACGGATTGGGGCCATGGTGCTTGATGGCCCGCGAGTCCTGCTGCTTGGGGTTCAACGCCTGATCGACGGGCACGCCGCGGTCGGCGGCCACGTTCGCGAACGACTGACCGCTCGCTTCAAGGAGCGGTTCATCTCCGCTCAAATTCATGATTCTCCGGACAATCACATCGCAATAAGCGGGGCTTATTTCCGCGCCGTAGCCGATGCGACCCAGCAACTCCGCGGCTGCCATCGTGGTTCCGCTGCCCATGAACGGATCGAACACGACATCGCTCGGATCCGAAAACGCCTTCACGAAGAACTCCACCAGCGGGCGCGGGAAGGGGGCGGAGTGCGATCCCTGGCCTGATTCGGACTTCACCTCGATCACGTTGGATGGCCGTGCGATGCCGGGGTGCCGGCCCCCGGAATCATCCGACAGGCTGTTCCGCGAACGCTGCCACGCCGCCTGGTTCTTGCCGCCATCCGCCGCGGCGCCCCGCACTCCGGTGCCCAGCAGACCGCTTCCCGATCGCGACTTCGGGTTGTTCGGGCTGTAATCGAAGCAATCCTCCGACTCGTGGCCGACCCGCTTGGGCCGGAATTTGATCGCCTGCTGGCGGCAGAAATGGAACACAGGTTCCCACCCGCCCTTGAACCGATTTCCCCAGCCGCCCGGCACGCCATCATCGGTCTTACGCCAGCAGAACTCGTCCACGAAGCGCCAGCCCCACTGGCGCCGGTGAGCCAGCACCAGGTCCATCACGTACAGGCTCCGCTCGCCTTCGTCGGCGTGCGCCTTGATGTTCAGGAAGTAGCTGCCGTCCTCGGCCAACACTGACTCGATTCCAGCCGCCACCTCGTGGTACCAAGCCACGTACTCGTCTGGGGGAATCGGCTTGAATCCGCTCGATGGATCGTACTCGCGCTGCGTGGCGTAGGGCGGCGACGTGATCACCACGTTGGCGCGCGAATGGCCCGCGAATAATATGCGCAGCGTATTCGCGTCGCGGCAATCGCCGCAGATCAGCCGGTGTTTTCCGATCAGCCACACGTCGCCGGTACGGGTCACCGGGTTGGCCGGCGCCTCCGGCACGTCCTCGTCGGCGTCCGGGCTGGCCTCGGGCTCGTCGGGCGCCAGCAGGGCGTCCAGTTCCTCGTCCGAGAAGCCGAGCACTGGAAGCCGCATGCCGGCCGCTTCGATCCCGCGCAACTCGTCGGCCAGCATCTTCTCGTCCCAACCGGCGCTCTCGGCCAGCTTGTTGTCGGCCAGGATGTAGGCCCGCCGCTGCGTCTCGCTCAAATGATCCAGCACCACCACCGGGCACTCGGCCAAGCCCAGCTTGCGGGCAGCCAGGAGACGACCATGGCCGGCGATGATGCCGGCGTTCGAATCCACCAGGATCGGGTTGACGAACCCGAACTCCACAATCGACGCCGCGATCTGGGCCACCTGCTCGGGCGAATGCGTGCGCGCGTTCCTGCTGTACGGCACCAACCGGCCAAGCGGCCAGAGCTCGATGCGCCTGGCCACGGCCGGCGTGATGATGGGAAATGTCTCTACCATGGCGTTAAACCCCTCCTGATGAATTCGTCATAAGGG